ATGCTTGCTGACGATCTGCAGCACAACCATAAACCTCCGCTCTTTCTTCACCATCACCACAACAAAGAAGTAGGGCAACAGCAGCCGCAAGTTCTGATTTCCCCATCTTCTTCGGTATCTCAATATAAGCTGTATTAAACTGTCTATATCCATTTGGTTTAAGTGTTCCAAAAATATCTCTGATGATTTGCTCTTGCCAATCTATGAGTTCAAAAGGCTTTCCTGACCATTTACCTTTGGTATGGCTTAAGCACTCAATAAAGTTGACCGCATAGTCTGCAGAATCTTTATCGTAATAAGAGTCCTTTGCCATAAAAGCTGTCGGTTTATATTTCTTCAACTTTCTAATATGCGGTCACCTCCTTACAAGCATAAAAATAGAACTGCATCAAGCAAGCCTTATCATTCTATCCATACGAGAAACAGAGCCAATTTTGGCACTGTCCTCTGTTACTATTTAGTTGTGTTCTAACAATAGGATTGCAAGCGCAATTTCTGCATCCTCCTCCACAGGCTCAATATCCCAGCCTCGGTCATAGTTTGCAATAATCTTTCCGTTACGCTTAAGCATCAGCTTAGAGATGCGTCCTTCGTCAATGCCAAATTTCGAGCCTTTCTCATAGCACTTTACCCAGTAATGGATGATGCTGTCATGAACTTTGATGCTACCTTCTTTCCACATGGCTTTATTCCTCCTTACCGGTCAGAATGAAACGGGAATAAGCCCCAATGTTATCTGCAAGGTAAAGAAGTAACTCGTCATATCCTTCCCTCAGAGCGATCTCCTGTACTTTTCGTACATCAAACATATTGGTTTCACCTGTGTCACGAATAGCAAGAATCTGTTGTTTTATCTTATCTGTCATCGTGAATCCTCCTGCACAGGTCTTCGCCAAAAGCTACTGAAAGGCTGGAGCCTGAATCCCAACGCACCATAATAGAACCAATATCGTCAACTCCTACAACTGTTCCTTTTGTGCCAATCTTTGGAGCTTGAATATCATCCATCTTTAAAAGTTCTACTCGACATCCATCAGGGTACTTCTCACGAAGGTTTAGCAGTTGTTCTTTACTGATTATCCTCATTTTTTACTCCTCCTTTAAATGCCGCAGAACCCGTCAGATTTTTAAGCAGTATTTTTCTCTCCTCTTTATACTCTTTGCCAATAAAGCCAAGGCGGAGCAAAAAGCATCTGAATGCGTATTTTTCATTTGGGATTTCTTTTTCTTTTGCAGTAATGCGTTTCTGGTTTCTTGCCATCTCGCAAAGCCCAGAAATAAAATGGTTATAAGCCTTAACCTCTTCTGGTGTTGGTAGTTCTTTAAACCAGGGAAATGAAACTTCATCTTCAGAAATTTCAATTGGTAAGTCTTCTGCCTCAAGTGCATGGCGGATAAGATTGCCTTTTGCCTCAACAATCGCTTTTAGGTTTTCAAGTGCCTTTTCTGTAAAGCTACTCCTTGGCATTGATATGCAAAGGCTTAAAGCCTCGCTGTCTGCGGTTTGTTTGCCCTCTGATGCGCCAATTGGCTCCTCTGCGATAAAACCCTCGCTTGCTAAACTCTGCACCACGTTTTCGATTTCTTCGCTATCTGCCCTATCACTAAATTCAAGGCTTCCATTTTTGTCGATGATAATGACATCCACCTCATAAGCCATGCTGGGCATTCCAAGGTACTTTGCTTTAGCACCTGTGATGTTGCTAAGTGCTGTGACTAACCTCTTTCGCTCTGACCCTGTTACGTTATACTTAATGATCATGTACAAAACCTCCTTTGTTTTGGTATGTACATATATCACTCTAAAACACTTATTTATCAAGCTTTTTATCGATTATATGGTGGGAAATTATATAAACATTCGCTTACTCATTAGTTTCCTTGAGTTCATCATATCTATAACTGAGTCCATCCCTTTGAACACTTACTTCTTTTGAAGTCCCGACTTGCTCAATATAGCGTTTTACAATAACATCACAGAATTTCTCATCTAGTTCCACTGTGTAGCAAATACGCTCTGACTGCTCACAAGCAATTAATGTACTTCCACTTCCACCAAAGGGATCGAGTACAATTGTGTTACTCATAGAGGAATTCAAAATAGGATAGGCAAGAAGAGGAATTGGCTTCATCGTAGGATGATCACCATTTCTCTTTGGTTTATCAAACTCCCATATGGTAGTTTCTTTTCTTCCCGTATACCACTGATGTCTTCCTTTCTTCTTCCAACCATAAAGCACTGGTTCGTGTTGCCATTGATAGGGTGAACGCCCCAGTACAAGGGAATCCTTTTTCCATATACAGCAACCGGATAAATAAAAACCGGCATCTGAGAAGGCTTTTCTAAAATTAAACCCTTCGGTGTCGGCATGAAATACATAGATGGAGGCATCGTCTGCTAATGCTTCTTCAATATTGATAAAGGCATCTAAGAGGAATTGATAAAAGGCATCATTAGTCATATGATCATTTTTGATTTTCCCTGCAGAGCCTTCATAATTTACGTTGTAGGGAGGGTCTGTCACACACAAATTCGCCTTGTTTTTATTCATCAGTAAATCATATGTCTCTCTCTTGGTAGAATCACCACAGACGAGTCGGTGTCTACCAAGAGTCCATAGGTCACCAAGCTTACTGATGGCTGGCTTTTTTAATTCTTCCTCTACATCAAAATCATCATCGTGAATACCGTCTTTAAGTGTGTCCTTAAATATGTCATCCAGTTCTTTAGGGTCAAACCCAGTCAATGAAACATCAAAATCTGCACCTTGTAAATCAGCGATCAAGAGGGCAAGCTTATCCTTATCCCAATCACCGCTAATTTTATTTAGAGCGATATTGAGGGCTTTTTCCTTTTCCTCATCCATCTCAACGATGACGCATTCAACTTCTGATATACCCATATCAATGAGTACTTTAAGTCTTTGATGGCCACCTACAACATTGCCTGTCACCTTATTCCAGATAACCGGCTCCACATATCCAAACTGCTCAATCGAGCGTTTCAGCTTTTCATACTCTGCATCACCTGGCTTTAAATCTTTACGAGGATTGTATTTAGCAGGAAGCAAGTCTTTTGTATTCTTTTTTTCAATCAACATACCTTTTTACCGCCTCCCTTAGTTCTTTATAGCAATCTAAAAACTCCCAAGAATGCAATCCATATCTGAAATGACCGTAGGTAGCAGTATCCGCATAAATGACATCAGTCAACCTTAACTTTTCGATAATTGCTGCAGGTCTAAGATTAAATACTTCTTGAACCGCACTACAAAGGATACTTTCAGAAACCTTACCTGTTCCAAATGTATCAATTTCCACAGCAACTGGATCTGCTTTTCCAATTGCATAAGAAATGGCAACCTGGCATCGTTCTGCATACCCACACCAAATAATGTTCTTTGCGATGGCTCTTGCCATATAAGCACCACTGCGATCCACTTTTGTCGGGTCTTTACCGGAAAAAGCACCGCCCCCGTGAGATGCAATGCCACCGTATGTGTCCACCATTATTTTTCTTCCGGTTAATCCTGTATCAGCGGCAGGTCCACCTTCCACAAAGCGCCCGCTTGGATTAATGAGTATCTCCGTTTCATCATCAAATGGATATTTTTCAAAGACAGGCCAAAGCACCTGAGAGATGATTTCATTCCTTAAATCATTTAAGTCTTTATCAACACCGTGCTGAACGGAAACAACAATGGTCTTGATCCGCTTTGGCTTATCATCTTCATACTCAACTGTTACTTGTGCCTTTCCATCTGGACCGATGTTTTTAATAACACCACTCTTCATAACTTTATCCAGCTTTTCACAGATAGCATGAGATAGAACAAGGGGTAACGGCAACTTCTCACTTGTTTCATTGGTGGCATAACCATAAACTGTGCCTTGATCTCCTGCACCTAGCATGGAATACCAGGAAGTATCGCCTTCACGGGATTCCAAGGCTCTATCAACACCACCTGCGATATCTTTACTTTGCTGATGTACATAAACAAACACGAGAAACTTTCTTGGATTGTAGCCTACGTCAGTCAGTACATTACGAACTACTCGTTTGATATCAATTTTCTTTGAACAGGTAATCTCACCGGCAACAATGATACGTCCTTTGGTTGCCAACACCTCGCAGGCCACACGAGAGGATTTATCTTTTCTCAGACACGCATCTAAGATGCTGTCAGAGATTAGGTCACACAATTTATCGGGATGACCTTTACATACACTTTCACAAGTTCTATATTTTTTCATTATCATTTTCCTTTCCTAGCAGATAGTAACCGCTCCATTAAATCATCTTGTGGACTTCTGCCACCGAATTCTACAGAGCAGTTTTCTTTTACAATCTGGTATATCTGATACCAACACTGATTTACTTGTTTCATGTATTCACGGCTCATAGCAACATACGGTGATGCTATGGCTGCTGATGTAGTAGGATGCTTTGCAAGAAATCCATATTCTGAAATACATTCCTCGCACTGAATCCAACGAGAAACGCTCATGGCGTATTGCTCGATCAGCTGGTTGTTTACTAACATTTCGCAGCTACGATCTTTTAACCATTTATAAGTTTCTATATAAATATCTTCTGCACAGAGGCCTTTACCGTTTTTCTGAGCCGCCTTTAGATAATCTTTTACTGGAGGAACATCAGTGCCTTCCATTTCTGCTGGCTCCGGCAGTACTTGAGCCCCGTTTAATCTGCCATCAGCAATTTTATCTGTTAGAGCTTTTGATTTTCTTCCTGCGCCAACACGCTGGCCACCTCTTGCTGTACCGTCCTTAGCCATTTTCACACCTCACTTTTCTAAAAGTCTTTAATACCCCCTTTGATTTCTGATTTTTACACGCAAGACCCCAGGCCGTTGTCCGCTATAAAAGGTGTAGAGATTTGAACCGCCCCTGGCTCACTTACGAATCTGTCTATCACCAATTTCTAAATGTATCTTGTTGTGGCAGGACTTACATAAAGACATCAAATTACTTTTGTCATGCGTACCGCCTAAAGAAATGGGGAGGATGTGATGTACTTCTTCAGCAGAGGTAAGCCGTCCGTTTTTATCGCACATCTCACACAAAGGATGTTCCCTGGCATATCTGTCACGGATTCTCTTCCATGCTCTACCGTACTTTTTATTGACATCCGGTGAACGTTCAAATTTATCGTAGCGCCTGCGCTCTACTACTCTATGTTCCTCACAGTACCTACCATCGGTTAGGTTAGGACAACCTGGGGTACTGCACGGTCGCTTTGGTCTTTTGGGCATCATTTCACCTCGCTTTCCGGGCATAGAAAAAGCCCTGCGAGGAATTCCCACAAGGCTTGGTAAATATTCTATTTTGCTGATTATATACTAACACAAATGCAATAGTGGTATCTTGTTGCAAAGTGTTGCAAGTTGTGCAAGCTATATTTTAATAGGATCTTTAGGAAGAGTTACATGGTTAAGAGCTGCATTATGCCATCTGTAGACTGTTGTTCTATCGGCATTAAGTTCATCGCCAATTTGCTCCCAGGTTAGGTTATGGACATACCGATACCGTAATACCATGCGCTCATCAGTGTCTGCAACCTCGTTTATAACACGCCTTATCTGCTCCTTGAGTGCTACAAGATTATCTACTTCTGTGTTTATTTTTCTTTCCAAATCCATAATCCGCTCCAAACACCTTACAAACTTGGCATCGGCATTTTGTGAGGTTTGAACTTTTTCATCCCAACTTGGTGATGATACACTTGTTGCCATTTCTCTTAAGGATTCCATTTCTTCGATGTCTGATTGTATTCTTTTATCAAGCCTGTAAGCTTGGTGTAAATATTCCTTTACTTTCATATCTCTCTTACCTCCGATTTTAATTTTTTGATTAGGATGTTCCCATCAACAGAGGTAAGTTCTCTATACCAATCAGAGCGGAAGAACCTCTCCACCTCGTTTTTCATTATTTTAGCCGGCTCATAGTTTGAACGTTTTTTAAGTTTCTTTAGTGCATCCCTATAATCTTTAACTGCCATTAAAATGATGGCATTGGATAAGTTTTCATAAGGTGTGGTCATCGCATCACCTCCAACTTTGCCTTTACAGCATCAATAAGAGAGGCTTGTGTTTCTTCTTTTCTTGTAAGAGCAGTCATTACATCTTCATCAATAGTACCTTTGGTAAGTATGTGATGGATAATAACCGTCTCGTTTTGACCTTGCCTATAAAGTCTGGCATTGGTTTGCTGATATAACTCCAATGACCAGGTGAGTCCAAACCAAATAAGTGTCGAACCACCGCTTTGAAGATTAAGACCATGTCCTGCACTTGCTGGATGAATCACAGCGATAGGGATATTGCCATCATTCCAATCTTCAATATCCTTCGATGCTTTTATTTGCCTCACCGGAAATCTATTCTTAATTCTCTCTAAATCATGTTTGAACCAATATGCAACGAGTACAGGTTTGCCATTTGCACCTTCAATTAAATCTTCCAGTGCATCAAGTTTTTTGTCATGGATGATATGTGTCTTGTTTTCACTATCATAGACAGCCCCGTTTGCCATCTGTAGAAGTTTTCCTGAAAGCACAGCAGCATTAACTGCATCAATCTCTTCATCACCTAATTTTGTGACCATATCATCTTTCAATTTAGAGTATATGTTCCATTCCTTTTCATTCAGAGAAACAGACACTTCATTTACGAGGCATTCAGGCATTTTAAGATAGTCTATGGATTTCATGGAAATCGTAATATCAGATATCTGCTTATAAATTTTGTCCTCAGCACCAGGTAATGGCTTATATGAAAATATAACCTGTGCATTACGTTTATCCGGAGTGAAGTAAGTATTACGGTAGTGAGTGATATATCTGCCAAGTCTTTGACCTAAGTCTAGAATGCGAAACTCTGCCCATAAGTCCATTAAGCCATTACTCGATGGAGTTCCTGTAAGACCTACAATTCTATTAACAGATGGCCTTACTTTTAGTAGACTTTTGAACCGCTTTGCTCCATAGGATTTAAATGATGACAACTCATCAATGACCACCATATCGAAATCAAAGGGAATGCCACTCTTGTTAACAAGCCAATCCACATTTTCACGATTGATGATATACATTGTTGATCTTGTCATAAGAGCATCAATTCTTTCTTTTTCTGTTCCAACGGCTACAGAATAGGATAGACCTTTCAAATGCTCCCACTTTTTAATTTCAGAAGGCCATGTATCCCTTGCTACTCGAAGTGGCGCAATGACCAAAACCTTACATACAAGAAAGCTATCCAAGCAAAGGTCAAATATTGCCGATAAAGTAATCACACTTTTACCAAGACCCATTTCAAGAAAAACTGCAGATATGGGATGGGATAAAATAAAATCTGTTGCATAGCTTTGGTATTCATGTGGATTGTATTTCACTGAGTATCCCTCCAATCTGGTCTACACTGTCCAAGCAATAAACCGAAAAACCTAATGCCTCTAGTTGTTTCTTTCTTTTTTCTTGTATAGGGCGCATCTTTTTTCCCGTTGCTTTACACTCAATAAATGCCATTCTCCCCATAGGAAGTAGTACAATGCGATCTGGCACACCATCAACTCCTGGACTTACAAACTTTAGTGCAATACCTCCCATGTCTTTAACTGCTGCTACAAGTTTTTTCTCTATATATTTTTCTTGCATAATATCCTCCATAATTTTTATAAGGAACAACAGGTACAACTTTAACCGTTTTTTCCTATACGCGCGCAGATACACGTCCACGATGCGTTACTACTACTATTTTTTTATTTATTACTAAGTAGTAAAAATCTTGTTCCTGTCATTCCCATAACGCTAAAACATCGGTATTACCTAGGTTTTTACGAGAACAACCATAGGAAACAACCATTGAACAAGGAACTAGCGTTACTCAATTCGCTCGTAACAACGTTGCTTTCCGTAGATTGGAAAATTGGTTGTTCCGTTCTTGTTCCCTTGATACTTGTTCCAGTCACTGATTTTTTTCATAATGCCCGCAATAGCATAGGAATCCGCAGGTTTCATGGTGGCGGCATCTTTACCAAAGCACTCGCACCAAATTTCCATATTGCAAACAAGGGTACGTTTTACCGTACCAACACGGGACTCCCCACCAAATTCACTACCGTTAAGGTAATTTCTACGCTCATATAAAGACATGGTGCTCCAGTCATCCGGCAATAGAGTATCAAGATAAGTACGAACAAGACCCTCGCGCTCATCACTTTCCATCGCATCAGCTTGTTCATTGGTAGCCAGTTGAACATCACTGCCTTCGAGATAGAGTTTTTCGCCCTTTCCGTAAAGCACAAGCGTTTCTGCCCATATCTGTTCCACATCATAAACCGACATTTGCCATGCCTTCTTTTTACTTTCACCATTAATACGCACCGGCCAGAATCTACGGTTACCGGTGATGTCTCGAAGAAATCCACTCTCTGCATTGGTTGAACCTACAATGATGCACTGACGAGGATGGCTTTCAACATTGACTCCATAACTGGCACGGTACTTATCATCAGACCTTGATATAAAGGACTTCACAACCTCCACATCAGTTTTTCGCATTCCAGCTAGTTCGCCAAGTTCTAAGATCCAGTATCCTTGGAGTTTCTCAGGACCTGCTTTATCTTTCATATCTGTGAGCGTCAAACTGTCGGAAAACCAATCGCCTGCAAGTTTTGCAAAGAAGGTTGATTTACCAATCCCCTGCGGACCATTAAGAATGAGTACGCTATCAAACTTTGTGCCAGGATGATAAATACGCGCTACTGCAGCCACCATCATCTTTCTTGTAACGGCTCTGGTATAGGAGTTATCTGCTGCATTAAAGTAATCAATAAGCAAGGTTTCAACTCTATCGATTCCATCCCAATCCGATAGATTATCAAGGTATTCCTTTATAGGGTGATAGGCTCGTTCTGCTGCCACAGCAATCGTTGCATCTTTCGTTTTAGTTGGAGAGTATATTCCGTATCTATTGGAAAGGTACACCTTAAGGGCGGCATTATCCGAGTCATTCCAACCGCCTTTCATTTGATCCCAAGGCAGACCATTCCTTGCATCGATTCCATCACGGTGCTTATTAAAAGCAATGGATTCAAGTTCTTTATCATTACGGATGATAAGGACAATATTATCGAGGGTATCCTTAATCTTGCCCTGTTTATCAAGTTCAAGGGCTGTTTGCCATGTATCATCTGTAAAATCAACCGTTGCCTGCTCCATACGCTCTTTAGCAAATTGCGCCTTCACTTCATCATCTTTAATGGCAAATTCACACATATTGATAAAAGATGGCAATTTACTTGGTGGAGTATTCTCTGATGCTCTATCATCTAAATTGCCAAACTTATGAATACGAACAAGGTCAAATGCATTTAGTAGCCTGCCGCTTGCAGGATCTGTTGCATGATGGGAATATGCAAACTTATCATCATAGAGTATGACCCCGGCACTTGAATCGGCTGGTATATAGTCGTACCGACCTGTCATTGCTGAAGGCTCGTAAATAGCTTTTAAAAATTTATCTATTGCATCACTTACTGAATAAGTACGGCAAAATGTGCCAATCACACCTTCCTTAGAAAGTGGATCAGCTTGTTCTGTTAATGAACGTTCCATCACCTCAGATTGCCTTGAAGATACCGGCCAAGTACTTGTATCTCGCCAATCATCGTATTTATTTAGAAACTCTTCCGGGTCAAGGAGGGAGCCATCTTTTTCTTCATACACAAACACACCGTTTCTTGAAGTTGACGGCCAATACATCAATCTTTCCGGTTCATAAGTAGTGTCATCAAAAAGATCGATACCGACTTCCTTTGCTACCTTACGGCTGACTGCAGCATATTCTTCTTCACCCACATCACGTGAAAGAGGAATGATGAGCCTAAGCCTTGGATTTTCTGGAGTATGCTTATGGGTAGAATAGATGCAGCACTGGTAAGGGAAGAAGGTACAGATTTCTTCCCAAATACCACTTGTTCCATAATCCATATCAAGGGTTAGCATGGACCGTGACAGCACATTTCCTTTTTTACGTCTACCATCTTTTAAGTGACCACCAACAAAGCCGCCCACATCCTTAATGGAATCCTGTCCGCCTTTTCTCATTTTCCGGTATTCTTCAACGGTTTCAGTAGTACGTTGTGTGGTCTTAACACGGGAACAGAAATCATCCCAGCTAATATCGCTGTTTTTCCACTTTTTATCCATTCTGCTATTGCCGTATGCTATTTTCATAGAGCCTCTACCTCCTCAAAGTCCTTATTGAAATATCTGACCGGTTGTCTACGTTTCTTTGCCTTTTCAATTTCAATACTCATGCCTTTTGAGATAACATCACCGAGCACCCATACTTCCTGGCACTTGCCCATAAGGATGATGTCCATGAAAATAGCAAGATCACGTTCTTTCTCATTACTGTCATCCATGAAAGGGAATAGAAGGTGCGGGGTCAGCGGGATACATCCACGGTTGAAAGCAAATTCTGCAAACTGAGTGGCTTTTAATACATTTTCCTTAACAGCTCCGTGAAAAGGGGCGCATATATAGACCAAAGGACGGAAGGTAGGTTTTGACGCTGCCTTTTCCTTTTTTACTATATTAGTTAGTGCTTCATGCGGAGTAGGGTCATAGTATCCTTCAGCATTGAATTTATTTATGTTCATCACAGCTACCTCCGACTCTAATCTTTTTACTACATTCGCTACAATATATTGCAGTACCAAATAAATCACTTTCACCATCACCTAGGATTTCTGCAATATCCACCATTACTTCAACACTACACATCGGGCAGTGGCAGAAAACATTCTCATCAGTTATTTCAATAGATATCTCCATGGAATCATTCAATCTTTCTTTCACATAAAACATAGTAAGAGCCCTCCTTAATTCTTCTCTATTTTGGTTTTATACCATTCCAAGTAACGCTTGCGCTGCCCATAATCTGGGACAGCTACTAACAAACCAACATCTACCTTTTGTAATGTGTCTAGCATCGTAATCTGCTCATCAGATAAGTAAGGTCGAATGCTTTTTCCTTTTTCAATTCCATTTGCTAATCTAAACTGCTTTGCAGACATCCCGGTAACAATGCGGTTAATCATGTCGCATTCATTACTGAAGTGATATGGCTTAGGATTTTCATGAAGTAACTTAATGTTGTCCGTCAGCAAAGGGAACTCCTTACGAGCCGAAACAAGAGTTTTAATGAACTGCTCCATTTCATTAAAGCGTTTGATGTATAACTCTTTGAACTTCATTGCTTTCTGCCCTGTATATCCCATAACCAACATAGTGAATCCATCACGCGTCATGGTATAGGCCTTTTGCTTTCTGTTCCAACCATCCGTGTATGAGGTCGGCTCAAAATTGAGTTGAGCAAATTCTTTACTTAACCCAGATTTGGGGTCAGTGATTTTAGCAATGTCACGCAGAACATTTTTATGTTCCTTCTCAAAGAACTCTGCTACAAACAAACTATCCACTCTTGCCATATCTTTGGTGTCGGCAAACACACCATATTGATCTTTAGGTATTAATTCTCTCATCAGAATTACCTCCTTAAATTTTTTTGGAGGTCTTGACCTCCTACCTGGTAGCCTTGGGAGAAGGTCAAATCTGACGATTTTTATATTCTTGTTCCAATTTTTTTGTTGCTCGTTTTAACTTCTGAGTAATGTTGTTTTCATCAGCACCTATGGAGCTGGCATATTCGCGGATTGACATACCGTCTATGCGAACGGCGATAAACATATCCGCCCAATCTTCTTTTTTACCGAGTACCTTGCGTATCCATTTACAAACATCCTCGTACTCGTATTGGTTAGAACGCTCTATTTCTTGAGAGTTATCTGCAAATGTATCCATAACATCTGTTTCATCTTCAGCCTGATCATCTTTACGATATGGAGTCTTCGGATTGCCAAGATGCCTATGATAGCGGCGCCAGTGGTTGTATTCTTTGGAATTCATTAGGTCGAACATTTCCTGTAAAGTCTTACAACGCTGTACTTCTGCTTTCTTTTCGGGCTTTGCCTCTGCAAGACGCTGCTCGTAATCAATGTCCAGCATAACGCTGTAATCTCCATCTGGAATTTCAATCGTGGTGTAGTTCTTGTGACCATTTTTGATGTTGTCTTCATATAAAACTCGAATCTTCATAAAGTATTCCTTTCCGTCCTGGCATTGGGCGGCGGAATACAAAAAGAGCCTGTGATGAAGATGACCACAGACTCCGCTTGTCCTAAAAAAGGGCACACGAAATTACGGTGGGTGCATCTTCATTCCAAACACAGTCTTTATCACTGTGTTCTGAACTCTTATGCATCCCGCCGTCCGTATGCGCACTAGGACTTTGAGATTTATTTTGGTTGAGCGATAAATGCTCTTTACTGATTACTACCTTTGAGGAAGATAGGCAGGCTGATTATTCAAATCTGTCTCTGCCTATCACTGAAACTACTTCTTTTTGCTTGGTCTCGTTTGACTTAAAGCACTGCCAGCAACTGATTTAGAATTTTTGCTGTAACGTCCATCGTTGAGAATTTTACTTGCCTTTGAAGCAACTTTCTTGGATGTTTGGCGTGTATTACGTTTTGCCATTTCTTTTCCCTCCTTTCTTTTCCTCGATATGCCTTTATTGGAAATCAAGCATTCGGTATCTTGCTGAAGAAATACTGAACAATTGCTCTTAAGATATTTACAATCGTGAATTTCCCCTCTGTAAAAGTGTGAATTTTCATGATATAATCTAAAAGACTTTAATAAATTACAATTCCTTCTCCAGAGCGTTTAATCACTAATAAAATTGTACAAAAAAAAGTCCAACCATTAAGGAAGGACTCGGAGGGGTTCGGAAAGATTCGGAAATATAGTTGGAGGTGGCAGATAATGCTCTTTAGTGAATTTGCGAATATATTATTTAAACATAGTGACACAACATACAAGCCACATGAATTTTTTCTGTCACTTTTCGACAACATTATGAGAGATCCAAAATCACCAGAAGAAATAAAACTATCAGAGGAGAATAAATATAATCCTTTTGACTCTCTTGCACCGGATTCTTTGGATCGTTTTTTTAAAGGCACTCTCCCATTAAGTAAGAGAAACGTACATAAAATTATTAGCCGAAAAGATACAGATAAATTTGCAAACTATATAAACGAATATAACGATCATAACCAAATCGCTATTGAAGAAGAAATCAAAACAATGATCCCAGATTTCAATCCTGATGATGTTTTGGGATACGCCTGCGCTGATTTATTCCTTCAGATTTTAGATGATATATATGAAGGTCGAGAATCTTCTAGTATCGTTACTCCCAATAGCTCAACTCTCCCTACTAAATTAACTGCCTTACCTACTCAAACTATTTATTATAATGAATCCGATGGCAAGTTACACATAGGAGATGTTGAAATATCTATTCCAAAAGAGATTGAGCCTCCACAGGATATTGCTCCAGAAGAAGAAATTTATGTTCGTGAGCTTCTGGCTGCCTACTCAGAAGCCATAGGATCCGGTGAGATTACGAAGAATGATTTGGATTCCTTGCATATGAAGTATAAAAGGAACTTTTCTGATCAAAGAATCAACTTTTATAGTGCTGTACGTATTGATCGTTTTATACGTGAATCCTTTGATAAAGGAGAGGAACATGCGAAGAAATGGAAATCTGAAACGCATGATTATATTAAGGATACCCTATGGGATGATTACGATGACGGGTACAAAAGATTGTTAGCAGTAATGAAAAAAGTGGTGGACTGCTCTACCACGGCTGTTGTTGACAATATCCAAAATCTTGTTGGCCCAAAAGAAAAGAAAGGAACCTGTCACCTATTAGTAAATGACGGTTGCATCCGCTGGGTGGATGAAGATGAATAATAAAGTTTTTAATACAGTATTTGAAATATCCATGAGATTGTTGCTTATTTTGTCCTTATCAAAAAAGAAAAAGCTTACACTAGATAATTTAGTAACAGTAGATTTCATATCAAATTATTCAAAGGAGTTCGGACTGTCGGGTAGCAATCTTCATGGTGATAATGAATTTAGTTTTTCTGAATTCTCTATCCGTAGAGCATTAGTACAAGATGCAATAAAACAGCTTGTACTTGAAAATATGATAAAGGTTTCATATTCAAAAGAGGGCTTCATATATTCCATTACAGAACGTGGACGAACATTTAGTAACTCTCTAACTTCTGACTATGCGACTGAATATAGATTACATGCTCAAAAAGCTCTTGAATATATAGACTCAAAAAACGAAAAAGAACTTCTCAATTTAATTAGCCGAGAAGCCTCTAAATCATTAAGGAAGGAGTAATCCCAAATGGCATTTTATATAACAAAGGTTACAGCAACTGGCCCAGGGAAAGCCCCTGCCACAGTAACATTTAGAAAAGGATTAAATCTCATCTGCGGGGTTTCCGACTCCGGAAAAACCTGCGTATTAAAATGCATACAATTTGCTATGGGTGTAATCAAGAAACCTTTTGAGAAAGAGCAAACAGGGTATGATAGTGTAAGTCTAGACATTATGACTCCAGATGGTCCTATTCATCTTTCTCGAATACTTGGAAAGAATGTAGTAAACGTGGTCACTGAAATTGCTTCAATTGATGGTGGTAATTATGACATAGACTATAAAGGCCAGGGAAATAAGAACCCTGTCTTAAATGAACTATGGCTCAAGCTAATTGGTATTCATAAACTTCCAATGATAATAAGCACCCAGGATTTCACTAGGCAACGCTTAAAATGGAATACTCTTATACGACTTTTTTGGTTAAAAGAACAAGATATTGAGAATCCAAAATCTGTACTTTTACCATCAACACCTACACAACACCCTTATTTTTTTGCATCTTTGCTCTACCTTATCACAGGAGATAATTACCCAAATGGTGAAGAGCAAGATAAAGATGAAATCAGCAAAGCTAAAAAGGATGCTGTTCGTCAATTTGTGAATAGTAGGATTTCACATATGTCGAAAAAAAGAGAAGAACTTCAAAAAGCATTATCTGCTTATAGTAACCTAGATGTCGAAGAAGAAATGCAAAAATTAATTGACAATCTGTCCGAAACTGAAGAAGCTATCGCAGCCGCCACAGAGGAAAGCAAGGATTTACTTAGTACTTTACTTAATTTAAAAGAAAAGGAAGCAGAAACCAAAGTAACTCACTCTCACTTTCAGGCACTTAAAAGCCAATATACAGCTGATATAAAGAGGCTTACCTTTATTGTAGATGGAGAAGTACATTTACACTCTGTAGGCAATAATAAAAAGTGTCCTTTTTGCGACGGAAGTATTCCACCTGCAGAAAGGAAATCTTATATTGAAGCATCAAAATCCGAACTAAATCGTATAATCACACAATTGCAGGGCTTAGCAGAAAGCGAAAATGACGTCATTTCAACTTTAAATGAAGTTAGAAATAAGATTAAAAATCTAGAAGAACGTAGAGCCGAAATTGAAAAATGGATTGAAACAGAACTCGCTCCTCAAGCTGATAAATTAAGAGAAGGCATACAGCAATACCGCTCTTATATACAATTACAACAAGAGTCAACTGTTCTGCATAACGTTTCCCAGGAGTGGATTACAGAGCTACAAAAGCAAGAAAATAGCGAGGATTTAGATAAACCCAAATTTAAACCAAAGGAACATTTTCCCGTAGATTTTAATTCACGTATAGATGAGATAGCTTATTCAATATTAACTGACTGCAAATATGAAAATCTGAATACAGCTCATTTCAACATGGGATCCTTTGATTTAGAAATAAATGGATATGCCAAAGAAGATAGTCATGGCAAGGGATATTGGGCATTTATCAATACCGTATTAGGATTAACCTTTAGGCAGTATTTACACGAGGAGGCTGTCTACAAACCAGGAATTTTTGTAGTAGATACTCCCTTACTTGGTTTAGATCAAGGTGTTGAAGATAATGCTCCTACAAGCATGAGAACTGCCTTATTTCAATACTTTATTGATAATCAATCCGAGGGACAAATGATAGTTGTAGAAAACACAAAAGACCTGCCAGAATTAGATTATGAGGCAGGTGGTGCTAAGGTCATAGAGTTTACTCAAGACAAATACAAAAGCAAGTATAAAGAAAGTCGTTATGGTTTTTTACATGATGTATATAGTAATTAGGATGATAATCCTTATAACGGAGGTGGCAATATATGCTACGAATAAGCTATAACAAACTCTGGAAAATGTTAATTGATAAAAATATGAATAAACAAGATTTAAAGAATGCCACCGGAATAAGCTCTGCCTCAATAGCAAAGCTTGGTAAAGGAGATAATATCACTACTGATATCCTGCTTAAGATATGCGAGGCTATGGATTGTAAGTTGGAAGATATCATGGAGACAGTCCGTCAAAAAGAAAAGCCATAATGCCTCTCAAAAGTTATTATTTGCATTGCGATTCACCACTACTCAGATAATAATACAACTAACTGATTTAATCGTATTATGACATAATAGGATCTATCATCTTAGAAAAAATGCTCTTCAATTCAGATGATAGATCCTATAGTTATAAAGTATTTAATTCAATCAAAAGTGACAGACGTTATTCTCGAGGCTTGTTTCCCTACGATATTATACAATGTTCTCTCCTCACAAACTATTTCACTAATTTTCTTATCATGGTTACGATGTCATCTTTTTTCATTTGCTTCTCAAATGATACATTTAATCCATCTTCCTTTAAAGTTTCGAAGAATTTCTTTGCAGATTGAATCCTCATTTTTTCGTCATTTCTCAATCCACTGTCTTTTTTAACATCTTTTGTTTCTACGATAAAATTAATAATATGTTCTCCTGACGGCTTCTTTAATACATACATAAAGTCGGGGCTTGTAGTTCCTCCATAATATAAAGGCACTCTAATACTGCTTCTTGGTATTTTCCCAAAGACTACGACTTCATCAATCCCGCTATTTTCAATAGTTTCACGTTCCTTGGGTGAGTCATATACAAAGCTTTCATAGAGAAATTTCGCAGGAACTGATAAGCTATCCGAGCGCATAATACCAACAGATCCTTGTGGAATAGCCTTCTTAACATTTCCGTCAATATCCGTTAACGAAGTTTCTGTAGTGCTTACTTCCAGCTTTTTATAGCTAAATCTTTTCATAAAACTAGATTCTAGCCATTCTTGGAATTTGAAGATAAAATTGTGCAGGCTAGTTTTATTGAACAACTTTGCATTAATAGGGTGCTTCAAGTTATACTCGATAATATTACTGTGCATTATTTCCATAGGAATCCCCGTATTTGACTGTACCCGTCTTAAAAACTCTCCATAAGGCATAGAAGAATCAATTACATGGTACCCAGCAGTTGATTCCTTTATTTCAACTAAACCATCTTCACCTTTTGTCGTCCGCTTTTCTTTCGCATGTATAAGCTGTTCTTCAAAGATGTCACTTTCAAGAATTGACTTCACCGCATTTCCCAACTCTTCATCATTGATATCATCTAATGTTAGATAATATTTCTGATTGATTTTGCTCCACAGTTCCTTTACCTCAGAGAATCTCTCTTCTCTAATTTTAACCTCTCCTAGTTTTTTCTTGGTTGCATCAATAACTTTTCCTTGTTGTAGTCCAGTATTAAACTCAGGGTATTTGTCCATCATTTCAAGACGTTTGTCTTCAATAATGTTCTGATCCTTGTCTACATAACCACCAATAAGCAATTCAGCGAAAAGAACATTCTCATCGACCCCTCGGTCTTTCGCAACTTTAGATAAAACTCCACGAATCGAAGTTATGGTTCTTACATCTGCATTTATTTCATTAATAAGATTTTCCGCAAACTTTTTCTCAGTAAAGTCGATAATATAATTTAAATAAAACTGTTCTCCGGATATTCGATTACCAAATTCGTCAACTGGTAACCTTAGACCTCTACCGACTTCTTGTAATTTACTAATCTCACTGCCACTTGAACGCAGCTTAGCAATTGTAAATACATTCGGATTATCCCAACCTTCTCTAAGCGTCCATTTAGAGAAAATAAACCTCATCGTATTCCATTGTTCCTCTTCATTCTTAAAGGATATCAACGACTCTTTGTCACGAAGAATTTTATCAACTTCTTCCTGAATATCTTCGTCAGCTTTTGAGTTATCTTCGGAGAAATAGCCTCCGTTTGTCTTTTTAATATCTTTTAATGAAGCTTCCAGATATTCTTTGTACTCGAGCATCCTTGATGATTTCTTATCTAACTGATCAATCTTTGCAAATTCTTCCTGGAGTTTTTGAGTTAGTAGTTTTTCAAATGATATCCTTAATTTACCATCATTATCAGAACCTCGATATGAATAAATGCTATCGATAAAGAACAAACTCAGAGTCTTAATTTTATTTCCCCTAAGAAAATTCTCTTTTTCTTTTACAAAATGGGCATCTATAGCTTGTTTCATCATTAGTTCTTGATAGGTTGTTCCATATATTGAAGAATAGATAATGTCTCCAACTGCAATAACATGACCATTGGAAAGAGTTATACCATTACTTATATCACAATCGTCACTTTTACCAATACTTTCAACACTAATTCCTGTAAAAGACTCGTCTATAATGCCTAAGCTGTCTCCAGGTACTAAATCAAATGTTTTTTTAGTCTTCTCATTTCTAAAAACGCATGATTTAGGCCTATGAGACACTTGCATCAATTTAATATTCACATCATCAGCATCAGCATCTTCTAATGTTTGAACGGCTACTCCTTTTACTAGCTGATCATTGAAAGCTTCACATGCACCTAAATTGTAAACCAAATTGTTATAATCTTTTTCCTCACTTTTTCCTGCATAGGGAAAAGTAGCACCAAATCTAATGACACACTGTGGTTTAATCTTATCTATTAAGCATTGATAAGCTTTATTCTCCCTTTTAAATCTATGCGGTTCATCAATAATAACGATAGGACGAGTTTCTTCTAGTGCTTTATATGGCTGCGTAAATTCACCCAATAAAGTTTGATCATAATCATCTTTTTCCATCGTTGCCTTTGATAGTAGCATTTTATCGGTTGTAAGTAATACATGTACCCGGTTTTTCTCTAATCTAGTACCTCTTGCATATTCAGCGATTGCACTTGGAAACATCTTTCTTCCTGATGATTTATTCTTTTGAGCATTTAACACTTGAAGTTTTAATGACACATTTGGATAAATGTCAGCAAAATGGATTTTCGAGTAGTTTGCTTCAATAAAATTCTTTGTTCCTTCTTTGATCGGTGTCGATGGTACAAGTAGAATAAACTTATTAAACCCATACTGCCTATTTAATTCATACATTAACCTTGTGTATACATAAGTTTTACCGGTACCAGTTTCTAATTTAGCATCAATACCAAGAATGCCATCATCTACGGTCCTTTGCATACTTTTAGGGATTGGATTAAGGTCCTCTACGTCACCATTCCAAATTTCTGAAATATTTCTTGAAATAGCCTCATCCTGAATATCAATAATAGGATTTTGATGTATGGCATTAGTGCTAGAAATTCGAACATCTTCCAGCACTTTGCATATTGCATTGATAGCATCAGTTTGATGAGGCAGATGTTTTAATTGTATTTGCATATCAATACCTCTCAATCACTGTAATATTTTTGTTTTGCCTTAAATTTGCTATGTTCTTTTTTAGCTCATGAGACTGATTAAATGGTAAAGAGTAAGGATAAACGACCACTCTTGAAATCATCAGTTCATTGTTCTCAATTTTTTTGATCAACTCCATAATATCTTCAGAAGTGATACCTTCTTCAATAATGTATAATGAACCATCATGCAAATCAGCTTCATATGTCTTTAGCTTTATCTTCTCAGCTTTTGAACATAGCCCATATCCATCTTCGTTTAACCATGTAGATAGAATGGTTTCTTTTCCTGGAATGTTATCAAATGAAAAAATATCTATCATATCTCCTAAAACTAACTCCTCAACAGGATTAAAATCCACTATCTTATCAAGTGTTTTTTGTTCTGGAGTGTTTAATTTATAAAGCTTATATCCATAATCAATCCCCGCGTTGGTATTGGTTTTGATTTTTTCTGCTGCCTTCTCAATTCTATCCCTGCCAATTTCATCTATTGTACGGTAACCTGCTTGGTATGCTGGTTTATTTTCTTCTATGGCTTCAGGTAACTGAACCATAATAAATTTTCTTTTCCCATTGTCTTCGGCATTCATTTGCATAACAGCATGCGCTGTAGATGCAGATCCAGAGAAAAAATCTATAATAAGTGAGTTTTTATCTAACCCAATAGCTTTAAATAGTAAACATAACAGGTCAACATCTTTAGGATTAGTAAAATACTTTCCGCCTAATAAATCATTTAATTGGTTAGAGGCTACCCTACCATCCTTGTACTTGATACTTGTTAGACTTTGAAACTGTGTATCTACAAGATACGTTTTATTATTAGGAATAGTTGTCTCATCTTTCCCAAAATGAATTAAATTGTCTTTTACTCTTTGTTTCATCGTTTCTTCTGGATATCTCCACCCACTCGCAGGCTCCTTACAAATCCCTCCATTAATAGGATGAGTTACGTCATACCTGTATTGCCCATAGTTAGGGCCAGAAATATCTGCTGGAAAATATACACCTCTTTCATCCATCCATGAATAATGTTTACTAGAATAAATAGGATTTGATTCAGGAAACTGCTTATACCACTCAAGAGCCTCCTTATGTATTGCTTCCCAGTCGTCTCCATGTTTCTGTCTAAACCCTTCAAAGGCTTTAAAAATTTCTTCCAATCCTTCTTTTTTTTCTGTCCATTCACCACTGTTCATCGATTTATTTTTCACGAAAGCTATTATATACTCATGTTGCATAGAGATGTAAGATTGATCATTCTTACTGCTATTCTTCCAAATGATCTCACCCGCAAAGTTTTCTTCACCAAACACTTCGTCACAAATCAACTTCAAATTGCAATGCTCATTTTCATCTATTGAAATGAAAATAACGCCCTCATCCTTTAACAAGTCACGGGCTAGAAGAAGTCTAGGATACATAAATGTAAGCCAAGCAGAATGGGTACTTTTTCCCGCCATATTCAAAATTCTTTCTGCTTCATCTTCTTCGATTCCAGCAGATTTAGCTAAACTCTCTTTGGTAAACTCAAAAGTATCAGGGTAAACGAAATCTTTTTTGCCGGTATTATAAGGTGGATCAATGTATATACAATCCACTTCATTGGAATAAGACTTCAACAAATGTTTTATAGCATCAATGTTATCTCCGACCATATAAACATTCTTACTTTCGGCATTAATTCCCTTTGTGTTATGCTCGATAATAGGTGTAAGCACTGTCTTTGTCTCAGTAGAAGTCAATAATTTAGCATAGCTCTTTCCTAGAAATTTAAGTTCATACCCCTCTTTCCTCATTTCAACATCTGTACTAGATAATAGTTCCTTCAATCGATCAATCATAAAATCCCCATTTTTATCGAAATAATGAGGAAATACTTTTCTTAATTTTTCAATCTCTCTTGTGTTAGGTCCAACTGTATTGTTTTTGGTTAATTGATCTTTAATCATCCCTCTACCTCTTTTCTGCTTTACTATTTTCGTTATGAACATATTCAACTATATCGCCAATATCACAGTGAAACTCTTCACAAATTTTTCCTAAAACTTCCATAGTTACATTTTGATTTTTGCTTAGGCGAGCTAACGTTGATGGAGTAATTTCAACCGCATCTCGCAGTGCAGTTTTGTTCATATTCTTATCAATGAGTATTTTCCAAAGTTTATTATAAGAAAAAGCCATTTTTATCCCTCCCGGAACTAAAAGTATCTTTTAGAGTATATTATATACACCCTATTGTATCATATATTCTCTTTATAGTTAAGCTGATTTATAATACTTCTTATAAAATCAAAGTTTACTCTGCTAAACCGTTGAATCGCTATTGATCATGCTGCTACTTTGAACTGTAGTTTTAACAGCAATCTTGTCAACTCACCACGTTTTTGCCAGCAATCGTATCAACTCACCACGTCAATATCCATATCATCTTCTTAATTATCTAACATGCCTATCTTGGATAAGTCCCAACAAAGCAAAAATCCGTGATTATCCTTCCGGCTTATAACCAGACCTCAAATCACGGAAAGTCCTTGTTTACTGACCTTTTCACACTCTTATTTCTCTACCCTCGACATCAATACTACCGTCTCAACGTGTCTTGTATGTGGGAACATGTCCATGAATGTTAGTTCTTTTACTTTGTAGACTTTTTTCATGTCTCTTAGGTTTTCTGCGAGTGTTGTTGGGTTACAGGATACGTATATTATTTTGTCGAATTTTTTGTTGTTTAGGTATTTTACTACGTTTTTGTGTAGCCCTGCTCTTGGTGGGTCTACTACTACGTAGTCTGGTTCTGGGAGTTTTTCTACTATTTCTTTTACGTCACCATCGTGAAATTCTACGTTGTTTATTCCGTTTTTTTCTGCGTTTTCTTTTGCTGCTTGTACTGCTTCTTCCACTAGTTCTACAGCGTAGATGTTTTTAGCTTTTTTGGATAATAAAGAAGCTATTGTTCCAGTACCGGAATAAAGGTCAAATACTTTTTCAGCGTTTTCTGCATATTCGAGTGCTGTGTTGTATAGAACTTCTGCACCTTTTGTGTTTGTTTGGAAGAATGACATTGGACCTATTTTGAATTCGAGATCGTCTATTTTGTCCATGTAGTAGTCATTTCCGTAGAGAACTCTCATTTCATCTACCTGTAGCACGTTTGCTTTTCTGTCTGTTTTTGAATGTATTATCGAGACTATTTCCCCATCTAATTTCAGTTTTTGTAGGCCTTCTGCCCATGTTTCTAAAGCCTTATCGTTTTCATCTGTTAGATCAGTAGACAAATGAACCATTAGTTGGCCTGTGTTTTTTCCCGATCTCAGAGAAAGATGTCTTAAATATCCTGTGTGACTTCTGTAGTTTCTGTGAGAGAATCCCAGTTCTTTGAAATATTCTCTTGTGTATATCAATATGTCGTTGAAATCATTGTCTGCTATTTTACAGTCTCTTGTGTAATAGACGTTGAATTTCATTTTTCGGCCTTTCATACCGAGGTTTAAAGGACCGCCTTTGTATTCATCACCAAATGTGTATTCCATTTTGTTTCTGTAATGGTATAGTTCTGGAGATGGTTTTATTCCTTTGTAGTTTTCTATTTCCACTTCTTTATCTTTGAATATTTGAAGTGAATGTTCTTCTTTTTCTTTTAATTGATCCTCATAGGCTATATCTAGTTTGTTGCATCCACCACATTTATCATATACTGAACAAAGTTCCATTATTTATCTCCCTTCAATTCTTTTCTCAATATTAATATTCTATTTTTTTCTTCATCAAATTCATTTCCAGCAATGTATATTAGATCATCGTGGAAATCTATAGCTCTTATTTCGTAATTGTCTTCTCTTTCTATTTCGAATATTTTGTTTAATGTGTTGTTTTCTATATCCACTTTGTATATTATTCCAGTGGTTTTGTCTTCAGTTCTTTTGAATCCATATGCGTAGAAATTGTTTTTGTATTCTTCCATTCCGAGTAGTTTTTCGTATCCTTCTGTTTCGTTGGAGAACTGTTTTACTATGTTCCCATCACTGTTTAAAACCATCAGTCTGTTTTCAAAGTTGTCTTCTTTTTCTGCCTGATAGAATATCAAAAATTTGTTTCCAGATAGACTCTGTATTCCAACTGGAAGGTCGTTTTCAGAAGTTCCAAATGTGTTTGACCATATTTCGTTTCCATAGAAATCTGTTTTTACTATGTATATGTCAAAACCACCGTAACCAAATGATCTTGTTGATCCAAGTGCCAATATGTTTTCTTGGTTGTCTACGGAGAAATCACTTGCTATTTCTATTGATTTCCCACCAAAGGCAGAAGTCCAGAGTCTTGCTCCGTTGTTTGTATATTTAGATAAGAACATATCTGTTAGCTTGTTGTTTTGGTACAAGTTGCCCATTATTATAAAGTTTTCACCGTCATAATCTTTTATGTTTATTCCTGAGTCTCTTCCCAAATCTCCGTAATTCATAACGTAATTTTGGTTTAGTGTCGCGTCTAACGATACCAAGGATATATCTCCGTTTAAACCTTCGCTTGTTGTGTCACCAACAGAGATTATCACTGTGTTGTCGGAAGCGTCTTTTGTTATTAGAGATTTTTTGAGGAAATCTGTTTTGTTTCCACCAAATATGCTCTGCCTTTTTAATTCTAATTTTTCATCCAGTTTGTAAACAAGGTTGTTCCATTCACCGTTGTTTTCATAACCTGTTAAGTAAATAGAGGTTTCTGTTGCGTTTTTATCTATGTTTATGTCGTATAAATATATGTCGTTATCGTTTTCATATACTTTTTCTATTTCCACCGGCTCTTGGTCGAAAACATCGGTTACTCCATTTACAAGGCTGTTGTACATTTCGTCTATGAAATCTGCGTATTCGTAATAAAAATCAAAGTTCAAATTTTCAATGTTTTCAAATGTATATGTTGCTTCTTCTGTTGTTTGTGTTGGTTCTTCTGTTGTTTGTGTTGCTTTTTGTGTTGTTGTTGACTCAGGTGTTTCTGACTCCAATTGTTCAACGATTGTTGCTGGAGCAGTTATTTCAAAATCTATATCCGTCGCTTCTTCTGTTATTGTTGATTCTGGAGTTAGTTCAACGTTTTCCAATAATGTAGAAGGATCTGTTATTTCTGTTGACTCTTCCATTAATTCAAATAAGTCTTGTGGTTCTGTGGTTATTGTAGATAATTCAGTTTCTTCAACCTGGTTTACAGTTGCAGTTACTGTTGGTTGTTCTATTTCAGTTGCAGGCGATGTGATTGTTTCTTCTTCGATTTCTTCTATTGTTGAAGTGGCTTCTTCTGTTGGTTTTATTATTTCTGTAGCCTGCTCTGTTAATTCTTCTTCTGTTTCCAAAGGTGTTGCTGTTTGTGTAGCTTCTTCTGTAAGTTCTTGTTCTTCTGGTTCTATCTCTGGTTCCACTTGTTCAAAATATGTTTTATTAGTTTTATATTTTTTGTCTATGTATTCAGAAAAGTCGTTATAGAAAAAAAGATGTCTTTTTAGATAGTCTGAAACACCTATTAAAAAAGAATCTCCCTTTATTATAGGTTTTGAGAATATTTCCATTTGGTTTAGAGTTCCATATGTCCAGAATGTGTCTCCGTTTATGTTTTGTGATTTTATGCTTTCACCTATTAATATGAAGTTTTCTTTGTCTGCTATTACATAGTCTGTTTTGAAATCCAGGTTGATTGACTTGATCATTTCAAGATTTTTGTTATATATTGACAGTATATTTTGACCAGAAAGGATAAACACAAACCCGTTTGATGTGTTTATTTTTCTGTTCATTTTGCTGTATTCTATGTTGAAATCTATTTCGTTGCTTTTTTCTAAATCTTCTGTATAATGTACTATTTTTTTGTTTTTTAATAGGAGATATCCGTTTTCAAATTCAAATACGTCTATAACATCTTCTTCGTGTATTTCCATATCCAATTTTAAATCTGCAGAATATTTAGATACTTTGTCTTGATAAAAGACAAAAAGATTTCCATCAATTGACTTTATTTTTATTATGTGTTTGCTTTCTAAAAACTGTTTGAAAGTTTCTCCATCAAAATATAATAGTTTATTTTTTGTTTGAACTATATTGTTGGATATGTCTATAAAATCGTATGACAGTCCTTTTTCTTCAAGTGTTTGTCCTTCCAACAAATATAAGTTGCCTTGATTGTCTAAGATAAAGGCTTTTTCCTTAAAATACGATATCTTTTTGAACTCATTTTTTAATTCGAAAGATTTTATAACTTTTTTTTCTTTGTTGATTATATCAATTTTTTTTGATTTTATCCCTAAAAAAAGATCGTTATATATTTCTATTTGACTGTAATCGCCATATATGATTTCAAATATATCTCCATCTTCAAGAGGTCTTGTTTTAAAATAAAATATTTCACTTTTAATACTTTTTTCTCCATCAAAAGCCTCTATTTGCCAATAATACTCAGAATTTGGTTTTAAAATATTTCCAGCGTAAAAGTTTGAAAATAGATTTGATATTATCATGTCGTTTTCCTGGATGTCTTCATCTGTAGAAAGATATAAATTAAATTTGTAATCCTCCTTTTCAGAAA